AATCTGAATCGGCTGACCGCTTGGTCTCTTGAGATGCCCCTGATCCAATGCTTTCTTTATTCCTGGAAGATTGCTGCCCCCTGATAGTGCGTCTGGAGTTCGCCACAATCCAGACCCTGTCTCTGCGGTGCGGGGCACCGACGCCTGCAGCTGGTATAATAAACGTTTGTGTTTCGTAGCCTTGACTTTCCAAGTCAGCGTGCACGCGTTCGAAGACCATGCCGTGTTGGATATTAATAATGCCTCTGACATTTTCTGCAATAATCCAACGGGGTTTAAATTCTTTGATGACTCTAAACATCTCAGGCCAGAGGTAGCGATTGTCCCCAGTTCCTTTTTGTCGTCCAGCCACGCTAAACGGCTGGCACGGGAAGCCTCCTGTAATGACTTCAGGTAGTTCGCATCCGTCTTCTTCCAGTTGTTGTTTAGTAATTTCCTCTGACATCGTGATAGATTTTAATATCTTTCCAGTGCTTCTTTAAAACTAATCCACAATATTTATCAATCTCACAAAAAGCAACTGTTTTAAACCCTGCTCGTTCCAGCCCAACACTAAATCCACCAATACCACTGAAGAGATCTAGTACTTTCACTATTTTTCTATTTTATTATAAAGCCTGGGTCGTCCACCTTTTTTACCCATTTCAGAGAAGTAAAAATTCTTTTGTCCTTTGGCTGCATAGTAGGCATTTCCTGTTAAACCTTTAAACTTAGCCCCACGTTTTTTATAAGTTCTAGTAACTCGAGTGCGATAATGTGAAGTAATAGGCACATCCACATTCCAGCCCTTATCACGCAAGATATACTTACGCATCTTAGCTTGAACATAATCAGGATTTCTTCCTGCCATTTCACAAACTTCTCTAAAATGTTTGCCCCCTCGCAAAAAGAAATTACAGGCCTGATCACGTTCAAGTGGATTAGGATTGCGAACAACATCAAGTGCTGCTCTGCTTAATACTGACACCCATAGATCTTTTTCTGGAAGAGTTACTTGATCTCCTCCTTCGTCTAAACTTCTAATGTGTTTACGTCCGAATAATCCTCGCATACAACCTATATAAGATAAGATGGGATTGGTGTCAATCCTTTATTTTCTCTTCTTTTTCTTAGCTTTTTTCTTCTTATTCTTCTTCTTAGCTTTTTTCTTTTTAGCCATAGTTTTCTCCTTCCTTATTTAATCTTCTTTATACTAATAATAATTGAATTTGGAATCAAGGTACTATTTGCTAGTTCATCAATAGAGCCTTCTTCCTTCCCTTTGGAGAAATCACCAAAGATTCTAGTGACGCCCTTACTCTGCGATAAAAGATGTCCTTTAGTAACACACTCGGGTAATTTGCTTTTAATTACATCACGTACAGGTTGCCAACCAGCTTCAGAAATTACATCTGTCCATCTCACTTCTACTAAAGGATATCTATCTATCTCTAACTTTGCTTTTTTGTTTATAAGTTTTCTTTTGACCATCGGTTGTTTCAATTGTTACGTGCCCTACACTTGTACTGAGTAAATGAGGATTATGCACCTCATTAAATACCGTCATAAAAGAGCCTAGCTTATTACTTGCTAATAGTTTTTTCTGGCGTAACGTTAATGATGTTTTTCGCTTCACCAATCTTTTGCTCGAGCTCTGCAAGTCTCTTCTCCAGTGCTTCACGCGACATACCCTCCAATCCAAGGTGTTTTATTTCTCTTCTATCTACATAGAAACCGGCCATTTGGCCTTTTCGAAATTCAGCATTAATGGCTGCAGTGAATTGGCTTTTACCTGCGGCGCGCTCTCCGTAATCTTCTAGCTTTTTAAAACTTCTAAGCTTGTCCTTTTCATAGATCTGTAATTCTTGTGATAATCTTTTCTCTAAATATCTACATACATGAGGATTGAGTGTTGGATTAGTTAAGCGGCTAGCTGTTTCAACAGGGCCTTATGTTTTTTTAGATTGGTAACCGGCTTGCTTAGCTGCATCAACTTTAGATATCTTGCCCCAGTTTTCCACAAGGATATCCACGAAACTCCGTTGTTTCTGGGTTAATTCTATAGTTGTTTTTAATACGTTCTTCTTCCCCGCCATACCAGTCAATATACAACTTTTCCTGGTTTCCTACTATACCCTCTTCCTGGAAAACAGAATAAATAAAAAAATATATGGAGAACAAAGAACGAAAATTTTGTTTTTTTCCTGAAAACTAGGAATTTTTCCTAGTAGATTCCTAGCTATTTTAGCTCTTAAGTCATTGATATATATAGATATTTCCTGGTTTCCTGGTTATTTCTCCTTACAAACTTATTTTTTAAAAAATTGTTTTGTAAGCAGTGGGTATAGTAGGAATTACGTATATCTATTTTAACATGTGTGATACAGTAAAAGGCAAGATTATGGGAATAATCTTTTATTCATATGTAAACTCCCAAAGCTGGGAGCTTAAGGCTCTTGCTCCCGGCTTTACCCCTTTTTTAACTCGGAGAAACATATGCCAGAAGTTGAGACCTCCATAACTGATCCGTCCCCTTTTTTAAAATGGATGCATACAACTGAGATTGGAAACCATAGCTGTTGTTGCATTGAACACAGCTAGTCGAGCTTTATGAAGTGCTTTACGCACAGGTGCTCTTTCTTCTTTGGTAGGTATTTTCTTTAATTCTAAATATTTTTTATAGTATTTAATCCACTTAATCTGACGATCAGTAAAGGTTACATCCCCATTTTTAACAGCTTTCATATAACGTCCTCTCACTTCTTCAGGATCCCAGCCTGACCACCAACAAATGGTTTGGAAATCTTTAGTATCTGCAGCTATCCATTCATGGGCTTCCATTTTATAAATGCTAGATTTACGATCGGACTGCTCTAGTCGTGCATCTTCAAATGCATTAAGTAAGACATGACGCCATAAGCGTTGGTCGGCGGATTGATAATTTTGGGCTACGACTTCTTGTGCAATATTAATGCCCATAAGCTTTAATAAGCCGGCTGAGTAGATCACGATAATGAGTGGAAGCCTCCATTGGTAAATTTAACTGAGAGGTGAGCTCATACTGTCGTTGAATATCATCAATAAATTGATAAATCTGTGCACCGGTCCATTTTTCCTTTTTAGGAAGAGTCAGCATTTCCATATCATCATAATACATAATATCTTCATTATAGTTTGATATGTGCATCTTTGCTACCCTTCACTACTTTGAGTTTAACTATATTGTCTTTGAATTTTTTAGGTTTGTGGAGTTTATAAATGTAGGCTGCATCCCCCATCATGGCTGGATCAAATTCTTTGTGATATCCATAATTGATTCCATTATGAAGAGAGAACATCACATTGGTTACTAGATTGTAGTCTTTTTGATTTAGAGAGCGCGCAAGAATGACGAGTGATTTTGTAAAATCAGTGATACCATCCGTCTTTTTTGCCATCTATATAATCCTCACACCATTTCATTACAGCAATTAAATTAGCGCTATGCATTCGTGGTCCGTGATTCGTGGTTCCTGATCCTCGGCAAAAAAGGCACGCTGCGGGAACCAAACTGTGCTCTCCTTTAATTATTCCCGTTCCTCGGCATTCTTTACACCAGATGACTATTTTTTCTTTAAATGTTTTTATATCCATTTGCAACCTTTATTATGATCTCACACTCAACTTCTTTTGTCGAGATGCTGCACGGGTCATTGGTCGGAGTCCCCTCGCTTGATCCCTCTTTTTAAAGTATAAATTAATTTGATCCGCGAATTTAGTTCCCCTTTTAATCTCAAATTCCTTAGGTTTCTTATACCAGGAGACATCACGTCCATTTTTTTTACACCACTTATAATGATTTCGTTGGATGGCATTCATTTCTTTTGTATCACTTCATACTTTATCTCTTCAGGCATTTCGGCTAAGGGAATGCTTTCCATGACATTTCCAGAGACCGATATACGTTCCACTGGACTGATAAAAGGAGCCACATAATGTTTTAAAGTCGCAGGAAAAACAAAAATGTCCCGTTCTTCCGGGAAGTGAGATTGATAGGTAATATACTGCCTGCCTCCTTCACCATAAGTAAACATAATGCTTCCTGGACCGCGTGAAGTTCCCACATAGTCTGCGTTCTCTTTCTTCAGCGCTTCGGGAATCTTTAAATAAATAACAAAGCTCAAGGCTTCCGAATGATCATGAGGGGGATTATATTCATGCTGTTTTTGAAAATTAACCCACAAGGATTTTAAAAGATACTTAACGGGTTCATTCTTGACATCCCCCGTGAAGTTTCTCCAAGCTCCCTGATACAGATGGAAGATAGGGTTAAGAAACGTTTCAAATCGCTTTCGATCCATGGCATACTCTTCTCTAATATGCCCCGCTAGATTGGAGCGGTAATCCTTATTCGAGCTGCGACTAATGTAAGCATGTTCCAGTAGGTCGGCATGAAATTTTTCACTAATTTTAAAGCGAACCACACAAGGGCCCCAATGTAAAATATGAAGAGGAATATTAGGAGGTTTCATATATTATAAAAAGTATAACGCACGGTTAACTCTTCTCCTTTTTTAATATC